GCATCAACATCCACATCATCACTAACTTTTAGTGATTCTGTGATAAGTGTGTTAATCGCATCATATAAACCAACTTTTTCCAGATTATAATCAGCTTCGGTTATTGTAGCGATAACATTTTCAGTAAGAAACTCATTTAATTTCTGACGTTCAGCTTCGATTTCTTCAATAGTATATACTTCAAACAACTTGATGTTATTATCAAGATAATCTTTGGCAAACAATTCGTTTTCAATATGTTTGGTTTCGATATTATTATAGACTTTGAACTCCAATTGGAGAATTGGAGATTTTTTTACAACATCAAAAAAATCGAAAGCAACTTTTTTTGATTCCACGATTAACTTATCGTTGAAATACGACTCTTTTAATTTATTGGAAATTATCAAATTAGCAATTCCTATGTTGACGTTTTTCATATGGTATGATTCGATTTAATATAAATACTATAATTAACTATAAATGCTTACTTTGTGTAATATATTAATTACACACCTAAATTATTCATCTAACTCAATGTTTTCAATATCCACAATATCAGTATCTTCGGTTTCATTAATTTTTTGCTGACTATTAATGGTTTCACTACCCACCAATAACTGGTCTATTTCAGCAATCATATCGGTAGCACCTTTATTTAGTTTATCGTTAATCTTGTTATTTTCCTGAATAATTTCCTTCTGTTTAATCTTTTTCTTTTGTTCAGGTTCTTCTGAACTACCGTAAACGAGTTTTTCAAGATGTCTATCATATTCTTCTTCACTCATTTTACCTTCCATCATTGGAGCACCACCGCCTAACGGAGCACCACCTATGGGTGCGCCCATATCACCACCACCTGCTGGAGCACCACCTAATGGTTCACCACCACCTAATGGTGGCATTCCACCCATATCACCACCTGCTGGAGCACCGCCTTCTGGTGGTGGCATTCCACCTTCAGTTCCACCCGTGAGAGTCATGTCCTCAATCGGTTCACCGAATCTCTTATCGATATCAGCAAATAAACCAGATTTCTTAATTGCAACTGGAGAATCTTGAAGTTCTTGCATAACGACTTTTTCCATTTTTTGTTGTTTCAAATCGTCAACAATTTCTCTGTCACTCATGTTGAAAATCAATCGTTTTGCTGTTGTATGTGACATTGCAGCGATACCACCTTCAGCACGTGTTAATTCAGTATAGGTCTGTGCTTTATCACGCATTAATTCAGACTTCAGTAATTCCTGTTGTGTTGAAGGATTTGTAAGTGTGAGTTGAAAACCATTTAGGTCCTCACCAGTATAACCCAATAAATACAGGTGAATCATCGCCATCTTATTGAGTTCCTGAATCATTGCCTGTTGAATACGATTGACTTTCTTAGCAAATCTAATATCGTATTGTGCCATGTTTTTACCAGCACCAGCAGCATCTTGGAAACTCAAGAATGGTTTTGGAACACCGAGACCCACAAATAAATTGTCTCTAAGATATTCAATGTCTTGTATTTGGTCGAGGTTCTGAGCACCCGGGAGTGTCTCTATCCCCGTTTGTGTATTTGCGTTTCTTACAGGTAGGAAATAATCTTCATCATTACCCAAAATATTAAATCTATAGTCGATTTGACCATCATTTGGTGCTACCTGTGATGTCTTTTTGAATGTGGTAGCAACTTTATAGATATATTCTTCGATATCGTCTTCATCTATGTTTCCAACATCGATTTTAAATACTTTTTTCTCACCAGCACGAATAATACGATAGGTAAGCATTGCGTCTTCAGCCATTACAAGCTGACGAAATACTCTTCTGACCTTATTTAAGATTGAAGAACCATATGGTAGATACTTATCATCACCAAGAAGCCTAAAGTGTGCGATTTCAAAAACGTTAAACTCGTCACCAGTCATTCTTTCCTTGAATTTCACCAATGGTTTGCCGTTTTGTATTCTTTCAAATCTTTCGATTTCGTAATTCACTAATTGCTTAACGTGGGTAATACCTTTTTTACGTTCTCCGTAGAGTAATACAAAATTATCACCATATTTACAAACATTTCTCACCCAAAATGGTAGGTTTACGTTCACATTAACAGTATCGTAGAAAAATTCTTCCAATAACGTCTTTATCCTGTCTTTATTGGAATAAATGTTAAGCATTTTACCATTTAAACCAATGGTGGTGGCTTCTTCCATGAATAAATCCAATGCACTACTGATAATTGGATAATATTCCATTCCCTCATAATCAATATATGCTGGGAGTCTGGCTGCTTCATATTGCAATGCCTTCTGGAAACCCCTATCAGTTGTCCTAAAGAATTTATTTTGAAGTTCTTTCTTCTGCTCTAACTCCAGACCTTTTTTATGTATTTCTTCAGGAGTGTTACCTTTAATAACAATCTTAGACCCTTTTGAGGGTGTGCTTTGTGATATTGATGGTTGTGCATCTTGAAATCCCATTCCATCAAGATTCAACATCTTATTTAGTTGTTGGTATATAGTCCCTTTATTCTCTTTTTCGCCAGCCATTTTTATAATTTTTTATAGTTTTTTATAAATACTCTGAAATTTTGTAAAAGTCAGTTATTCATAAATACATTCTATCTTTTCTTTTTATCTTTTATTCCATCAAATAACCATGCATTTCCTTGATATGGGTTTAATGGTGATATACTATTTGGTGAAATCATTGGTTTATGTTTAATTTCCCTCTTACTTCCAATCTCACTTATATCATTATTAGTGAGTATAGCATTTAACATTTTTTCGGTAATTCCCTTACTTTGTTTAAATCTTGCCATGTCGAAATTCAATACAAATAATCCAATTGCTAAACCCATAATACTATCATCATGGAATGTACGTTTATGGTCAGCAACACGATTTCCAGCCACCGTAACGAATGTTTTTAATTCATTTAATAGTCTTGTAGACCTAATAACAACATCCTCTAAATGGATGGCTCTCTGCATTTCAAGCACAACTGATGGACGGTTGTTTCCGATAAAGAAACCGGGGATTAGGTCTACGTTTGAAACCGCACCATCAGGCATTACTTTCTGACCTCTTTTAATATATCCAGATAACCTGTCTCTTGTTGGTTTATGTGCTACTTCAGCATAATGAACATTTTCATAACCGATTTCAAGTAGTTTCTCAACAGTATGAACACCATGACCACCAGTAACATCAACAACACAATATGCATCATTATATCGTTTTCCGTATTGATATGCGATTTCTGCAAGTTGTTGTGGACTTATTTTTCCGTAATATTCGGCAACCTGTTCGACCTTATGTCGTTTTATTTTAACCTTTTTTGTTTTTCCGTTTTTCGTAACCACCTTCTCTTCAACCACTTCGGTAGTTTTCAACATATTTAGTGTTGAATTATCCTCTCCGTGCCCGGGCGAGGCATCTAATGCCATTATATAATCTTCACCAACAACAGGGTCTTCCCAAACCCACATATTTCCATCAAGATATTCTTGACGTAATGGTGTTTGGATTTCATCATCTTGTATTCGTTTAAGATATTCTTCGGCAATAAAGTTGTCACCAGAACCGAGAAATGAACAAAGTAATTCCTGCGCAACTTTACGCATATCACCATTGGCGTTACGAATCTGTTCATCAAACCATTCATTGGTTGCTTCCCAACCATCTTCTATAAGTTGACTTCGTTGTGCATGTGACCTACCCTCATCTTCTAATTTGATTTCATTTGTTTTGCCTTTATTTTTAACCCAATACAAACCCTGATTATATCTTGGGTCGTTATACCACCAGAGTTCAACAGCGTGAAAATTGTTTTTACTTCGACCATCTTCATCAAGTTCTCTTGCACCCATGAATGTCTTATAGAAAACAGCATCGAGTCCAGATGGTGTACTAACCATGATTGCACGACCACCAGTTACCAATGAAGGTAGTGCTGCTGTCCAGAACTTATCACCCTTTTCTGCCCATGCTGTTTCATCCCAGAACAACAGTGTTGGTGTCATACCACGTAAAGTCTTAGATGCGAATGCACCGAGTTTCGAATCGTTATCGTAAATCTTAAGTTTTTGCGTATCTTTTAAGTTCTTTTCGGTATTTCTACCAGTTTTAGGTCTGAGCCAAGAAGGGCAGCAATCAATGAATTCCACAACATCACTCATTAATTCACCTGTAGCGGTTTCCAGTTTATCGGCAACGATTGCAACGGCTCTGTTTCTATTAAACATAACATACCATGCAATATATGCACAAGTTGTTGTTGAAACACCAGCCTGACGATATTTATTGGCTACGACAAATCGGTTATCAAGATAACTTTTAATTAATTCTTTCTGGAAATCAAATAGTTTAAATGGAACAATCATACCAGCAACACCCTGAGTCTGGTCAAAAATTGTTAAATAGGTTTCGATAAAATAAATAGGATTTGCAGCGCAACGAACAATTTCGTCTTCTTGTTCTTGAAATGTTAACTCACTGGCTTTTTTTATAACACCTGCTTTGGTGACAATAATAGGTTCAACATTAGTAGCAGCCTTCCTGAGTTTTCTTGCCTGTTTTCTGGCTTCTTCCTTTTCTCTTTCCTTTTGTGCATCATATGGAATCAATGGAATGTGTTCGGGAAAATCAGAATCGTCTTTTTCGGGAGTAGAATCTAAATTAAGATTTATATTAATTTTATCTTTTTCAGAAGCAGCGTCTAAATTAAGGTCGAATTCGGTACTCATTTATAAATATTTATAATAAATACTTACAAACATAAAACCGCAAGGCACGGTGTATATCTTGATACATCGTGCCTCGAAACCCCTTCACCCTAATCTGGTGCGATGGGCAATTATAAATACTAAAATTTCAACGAAGAAGTCTCTACAAATTCATTATTTTTTAAAATCATTTTTCTGGAACTCAGGATTTCCTTTATCTTCGCCAATGTCATGCCGTAATGAAATACAAGTAATGGTACATCATCATTGTCACCTTCAAACATTTTCTCGTAATCACTGAATGGTGCAGTACCATCATTCTCTCTTTCAACTTCAAATGCTAATGCATGAATTGTATGATAACCATGCATGTATTCTCTATCAACTGCTTCATGTAAACAAAATAAGTCAAATGAATCGGTTTTCAGATTGAATATCGCATTGATGTATTCTTCTGTTGGTGGTAACGCATTATTACATGCTGGTGATAAATCCCAACACCAACCTTCAACATCGATATTTGTATGGTCTAATGAAAATATGAACTCATATATTCCCTCATATTTTGCATTATAACCCACCTTTAACACATATATCAATTTTAATTTCTTATCATCGTAGTCCATAATGTGATTTTCTCATAAATACTAATAACAATAAAATAAAAAAGCCACTGATGTGGCTTAATTTCTATCAAGTTCGAATCCCGTTTCTTGTTTTATTGCCGATAAAATAATGTCGAATGAAAAGTCGAATTCGAAAAGACTTCTTCTTTCTCTTTGTTTGAGATATCTATATATTATATGGAATCCGAACGATAATATTAGAAAAACTACTCCCACATAACCACTCACAAAACTAATCAATACTGCTAATATTCCAAAAATAATGGTCAATATATTTGATATATGTTCCCAACTTAAAATGATATTTAATACGTCATTAGAATATTCCGAGAACAGTCTTCGGTATTCCAACCAATTACAATCAGAATTATCTTCTTTAGTTCCTTGAACTTCAGTAAACAATTCGAGTTCACGTTGTTTCGACCCACCAATGTAGGTTCTTGTGAATTTTAATTTATCAAATTTTCTATGTATCATAGGTTCTTATACGACAAAGATATAAATATGTTACAAAAAAACCCGAATTTCTTCGGGTTTTTTTAATATTAATTAAAATTATAACAATTAAACACCACCTGATTGTGTTTTTCCCTGTGTTCCACCTGAACCAAATGCGCTCCGTGTTGCAGTGTTTTTAACACTTTGTGGTTGATATACTAACTTTCCAGCCGAATCCAGTCTTAATGTTCCACCATTACCATCAACATACTGTTTTAATAAAGCATATTTTTCTGGTATTGGTGTTCTTCGAGACGCATCACCAATAGTACGCATCCTTAGATTAGTTAGAATAGTATTATATGCTGTATTAAAAAGTGCTTTCACACCTTCAGCATCATTCGGGTCGAGTTTCGTAAACTTTTCCTTTAAACTCCACCCAAAAACTTCATTTACTTTTTCTTCGTTAACTTTTTTTTTTACTTCAGATTCAAACAAACCAAATTGTTTATCAATTACCCTATCAAGTTTTTTTAGTCCTTCAGATTTCTTATTTTCATTCAGACTTGGTTTTCTAACACCAGCATGTTCTTCAAGTCTCTTACGAATATATTTTCTGATTTTAGCTTCAGATTCATTCATTTCAACTTTAACACTGTCCTTTGTCACTTCAACAGTTGTCACTTCAGCACCATCAGGTTTTACAACTCCACCACCCATAGTTTCAAAACCAGCATGCATTCCCATTTCTGGTTCTTCACGCTTGGTTAAATCCAATACGTCTTCTTCACTTTCTTCACCTTCTGGTTCAGTACTAACATCAAGAGCATCGATATCCACGTCTTCACCTTCTTTTTCTTCACCTTCTTTCATCTCAACTTGAGGTACGTTATCTGGACTGAGTTTTTTACCAGCCTTTTCAGTAACAGTAATATTAACGTCTTCCTCAATTGCAGCATCTTCCATCATTGGTTGAACTTCAACACTATCAACTGGAATACCTTCTTCCTGTACAGTACTATATTTTCCAAGATTTGCAGCACCACCAGAAGCAACCTGATTCTTTATTGTTGTCAAAATACTTCCAACATTAATTGGTTGACCACCAGCTTTTTCCATTCTTTTGTTTAAAGAACCAATTTGAGCACCTAAATTAGCAGCAGCTTTTTCAAGTTTCTTTACTTCGCCACCTAATTCGCCAGCATGGTATGTTTGTTTAACATTAGTTGCAGCTTGTTGGATGCCTTGTCCAACTTGTTGTGCTTTCTGACCAACAGCCTGACCAACAGCCTGTGCACCTTTAACGATACCCTGACCTGCTGCTCTACCAAGATTTTTTAAACCACCGAATAGTTCGTTGATTTGTGCATCACGGTCTTCAGCACTGGTTTCATTCATTTCATTTGAAAACGGCTCAACTTGATTTGCGAAATCATCATGTCCGTAATCACCTTTAAGTTTTTCTATAATTTCAGGAGTAATAAATAAAGCGATTGCTTTAAAATCTCCATCATTTTGACCTTCACTATGTCCATTAGCGTATCCACTAATCATGTTAGTCATTTCTTCTTCACCACATTCTTTAATAGAATCAGCATTATAACCACGTGATTCTGCGTATTGTGCGAAACCACCACATTCTGCACATTGCTGTTCAGCAGCCATTTCTGGTTCTTCTGTTGGTTCAGGTAAACCACCAGTATCTTCAGTGTCTTCAACATTTTGTCCTAAATCTTCAATATCTTCAGGTGGAACAACTTTGGTGATTTTTTCAGCCATAGCTTTTCTGTCTTCGATATCAATATCAGGAAACTTATCTTTAAACGCAGAAAGGAATGTATTCACATATGATTTAACCTGAGAATCAGTTAATTCTGTTTTTCTTAATGTATTGGTTATCTTACCGAGCATTTTTTCAAGCTCTCTTTCTTCTTCACTTTGTGGGTCTTCGACAGCAATTTCTTCTTCGTCACCAGCAGGAATTTCTTCAGCACCCAATTCTTCGTCACCAGCTAACGGGTCACCTTCTGCACCAGCACCCATTTCTGCACCACCTAACTCAGCATCACCACCAGCTAATGGGTCACCTTCTGCACCACCTAACTCAACACCATCAGTAGCAACATCTTCTGCACCACCCATAGCATCAAGTCCAGCATCCATTTCAGCATCGCCTTCTGGTGCTATTGGTTCAGCAGGAACTTCAGCAGCGTCAGTAGCAGCATCCAAATCATCAACCTTACTTGCAGCCATTTCAATTTCTTTACCAGCTTTGTCTTCGGTTAACATTTTTTTCTTATCGGCTTTACTACCAGTTTTACTTACTTTGGTTGAAATACCTTCGTTGATTGTTCTGAACAACATATTTCTTTGTTTCTCAGCTTCTGCCAGTTTTCCATATTGGAATTCTGTTATATTAGCTAATCCACCAATGTACGCAAAATCTGCAACTGTTTGGTTTTCATTCAATCCACCTTTTTTGATGTAGTATTGATGTTGTTCTTTAACGATACCATATGCAACACCATCGGCTGCTCTTTTGTAATCAATCAAAGTACCTAAACCACGGTTCTGAGACTCTTTTATTGAAGTCTTATTAACGTTAGCTAAAGTTTTGATTCTATCGTAATATGCTTCTTCTGATGTATGTTTCTTCATTTGAATATATTTTTAGTGCAAATTATTTACTTATATTTTTTTATAAATACTTTACGAAGACCAAAAAAGTAGTTATGTTATATTATTTCGCTCTTTTGGTCAATTATTTTATGTTTGACGAGCATTTCATATACTCTGGGTGTTATCAGATTTTTTCTCTTAAAGTCCTCAATAACCGATTGATTAACCTTTTTATGTGAAACGTTCTCATTTAAGAACTTCACATTTTTATGCAAACTCTCTACTATGTCATAGAAAACTTTTTCTGCTTTTTTTCTTTCGACATATTCGTTTAGTTGTGCTTTGGTTACTAAAAATGTTTTCATGGTTTAATCAATAAATTCATTTAGACTTAATTCCTGTGTGAGAAAATCGTTTTTCATTTTAACCATTTTCTCAAGATATCCAGTATTTCTTAAAATTTTAAATACCAGATTTTCTGTTGAAAACTCACCACCTGTATCAAGTCCTGTTTGTCTATATTTTTTTATTTTATTCTTAAGTGCTTCATGTTTTTTTATAAAGTCTTTCTCACTTCGATTTCCTTCCAAATCCTCAATGGTGTTCATTAGGTCTGCTGATTTTAATTGTACATTAGCACTATCAATGTTTACAATTTTCTTAGTTGGTTTTCTAATCCAGTCGTTTTTAACCAATGAATATGTTCCCGAAGAATGGTGTGGTTCTGCACTGTCTTGAAAATACATTTCAACATCATGTCCCTTCACCTGAATCGGAAGTCTATCTGTCCACAATGCCTTTTTTAATCTGAAGAAATCACCAACAAACTCTTTATTTTCGGAAATCTGATTAAAATCAAGAATAACATGAACATCCAAATCAGAATTTTCGTTGTAATTGAAATTAGCAAGACTGCCAGTCAAAATAATATCATTGTATTTAAGATTTTCTGCATCACAGAACTCAATAAATCTTTTGGCATTCATTAACAATGTTTTTCTGATGTCAGGTTTTAGTTTATTATCAGATTCCCAGATAAGCGGATTCAATGCGTCATGCATTTGAATAGTTGACACATCAACATTATCGGGTTCGACAACTTCTTTCAGAGTATCTGAAATGTTATGTCCCCTCCAATATTTTCCCGACCAGAAACGTGGATTCTTCTTAACTTCCTTCATAGATTCTTATTTAAAAGAATTTGTTATTTACCAACTTTTGCAATAGCAGCAACAGGAACTTTGGGTTTGGCTTCATCCAATTCCTTTTTTTCTTCTTTTTTACCCTCTTCTTCGCCTTCTTCTTCACCTTTTTCGAACTCAGGACTTTCCTTCTTCTCGTGTTCCTTACCTTCTTCGTCCTTTTCGTCTTCTTTCTCACCCTTTTTCTTATCGAAGTTCCATTCCTGAAGATTTTCTGGTTCAATTTCACCAGTATCAACACTAATTTCTTCTGGTTCTTCAGCACTTTCTTCACCATGAAGTAGTGCATAAAGTTCATCAACTTTTGCAGTTAATTCCGCAAGTTTTTCTTCTGGTGATTTTTCTTCAACAGGAGCGTCTTCCATACTTCCCATAGATGGTTCAGCAGGAACTTCAGCAGTTGCTTCTATTTCTTCGAAACCTTCATTTAATTTGGGTTTGAATGTTTTATCGAGTCTTCCCATGACTTCGAATAATCTTTGTTTGTCATTTCTTTTCATATTCTTGATTTTAATTGTTTTTCATCTTTATTTATTATAAATACTTTAATGATACAATAGAAACGTTCTTTGCACATCTTTTCTTTGAGCAGCTATATCACCCTGACCCTTTGGTAGCACAATCACGTTCCATTTTTGTTCAGTGCCAACAGGTATTTTAAGCATATCATCATACATTATTAAGGTATTCGTATCCACATTGAACTTATCAGCTATTCGTTGCTTAAGAATATTCAGACTTTCAGGACTGGCTGGAATTAGTTTTCCAGCATCATCAACCTTTAGATGTGCCCTGTCTTTAAGAAACAAGTCTTTAAATAATTCCGATGGCACGATTTCTGACGTTTTTGCCTTAGACAAATCAACTTTTTCTCTTTCTTTTTCTGCTGCATCAACAGAAAAATTTAATGTCATGTTCGGGTCATTGAGATTATAAACGTCACCCATTTTTGTATGAGCATATGATTCGAACTTATATCCTTTTGCCTGTAATTCTTTTGTTATATCAGCAGCAATTTTAAAATATTTTTTTGAAAAGAAATCACCAGCATCATTCCATCTAAAAAGCACCTTCTTCCCTTTATTTTTCCAAACAAGCGGTTCAATTTCATGTTTCAGTAGTTTTTCAAACAATTCGGGGTCATTAAGTAATAGATTTAAAACTCGTGTTTGTTTTCCGAACACATTTGGAAGCATAATATAATTACCACGTCTTGCATAACAAACTTTGGCACATGCCCCAGCACCGGGGCAGGTATTTACGACATAAAATTTTTTGTGTTCAATATCATAAACAATACCACGTAATGCGGGAATACCAATATTAAAAGTAATTGAATTATCAGCACCTGATTTTTCCATTTTTTCATTCTGGCTATATAATTGTGCTGGCATTTTTGTTATGTTTTGAATAAATGCCTGAACATCAATTTCACCCTTTTCATCAAATGGGATTGCTTTATTATGAACCAATAATGATGCCTTCGTTCTTTTATCTGATGGAAGTTTTTGATTAGCAAGAATTTTATTAAAATAATCTTTCAATGCTTCATCATTAATACATTCTTTGGAAACGTCACTGAATTCGCCTTCCCAATCAATCTCATTAATAGGCATTCCTGCGACCCTATTCATCATTTCGATAAGTCGCTGTCCACCATATTTCGTCATATGAATTAATTTTTCTATAAATACAGAATTATTAATTAAAGTCAGTGAGTATTTATTATAAATTCCTGTACAAAATGAATTTAGAATGCTTAAACGACATAATAACCACTAATCTGGCAATACACATTGACCTAACAGACCTAAACTCATGGGACTTAAACACTGGTCTAACATCATTCAGTTTAACAAAATGGTCTGGTGCGGTATCAGATGACCTTGATTTAATTGATTTCGGATTAACTGGATTTGATAACGGTAGAACAAACATTATGTGGAATGGTATTACAATCAGACCACAAGATACATTATTTTCCATGTACAGAGTTGGATATAATGAAGTCTGGAATCCAACAACTGGAGAAACAAGCGGGATTACTGCAATAACACAATTTTTACCGATATCAGCAATAACATCAGGCATAAGTGGAAACTATTTTGATTTATCAGGTGGATATTTACAGGGATTCTTTAAATTAGAGGATTATAATTATGAGTTGTTACCTGCACGATACGGTAGTGGTATAACAATTGAAACCCTATTATATCTTTATCCCGATTCACAGGGTATTTTCTATATGATGGGCGCACGTGCGGAAGATAAATATAATCCGTATTTCAGTGGTGAAACCACAACTGGAAGTACAATTACTGGTGTCACAACAAGTCTTGATAATTTTCTTGACGCACTTGAACCCCATGAAGTGATTAAACCAGCATTTAGTTCTCCAGAATCTAACATGTATGAAACCCAATATCGTGAAATTCCACCTCTTGATAATATCAAGAGCAACGCAATTGCTTTCGAACTAACTCAAGACAAGAAATTAGCATATAAATATGTTAATGCCGATGGTCTTGTTGTGACAAATACGTCAGCATCAGCAATTTATCCAACAACGGGTTGGACAATGATTACAATGGTTTTCACACCAGATGATATTATCACAGACCCAGCAGTTTTGGAATGTAAAGAACAAAGATTCGGTAAATTAATATTCTATGTCAATGGTCGTGCAATTTGGATAATTAAGGAGTTCCCAGAATTTTATTTCCACGGTTTTACAAACGACAAGGAAAAACAATTAGGTGTACCATATTCAATAAGTTGGGGTGGTGGTAGTTTTGGATTGGCTGAATCTTGGCATTACGATTATCAAACCTACGTAATATATAATAGTGAAGACCAAAATTATATCGACACAAAATTCTTTGTTGAACCAGACCCGATTCCAACAGAATGTTACACACCACCAACTGGTGACACATATCTTGCTGGATTATCTATAAGTGCAGACAGCACAACATTTACATACGTTGAGACCTGTGCACCCGATGTGGAACAACCACTTACAGTAATGCGTATCGAATATACTGGTGGAACTGGTAACACGTACTTCGTAAAGTTTATGCAACCAATTTCCGTAATATCAAACCGAGATTATGTCGCCAACCTATCTGTATTTGTTGATGGAATTTTTGACAGTGAAGCCACAAATAAAATCAATATATTGACCTATAGTGATGATGTTGATATTAATGTCGTTAGTGATATCGAATATGTGTTTCCAGTAACTACAGCATATCTTCAAACTTTATATGGTGCGGGATTACATCCGTTCCCAGACGGACAAGAATATGAATGGGTTGTTGATGGTATTATGTATTATGGTGTTTCAGGACTTCAAGTCACACCAGAAAACGCATTAGTTGTTGGATATGGACAAACACCAGAATCAGTGGTCAACTATTATTCAACAGGTGACAATACTTGGTTACCAGTAAAAAGCGTTTTCAGAACACCAGATAATACGGGACAGAATTTCATAACTATGGGTTTATTGATTGAAAGTAGTGCCGAACTCCTAACTGGTGGTACTATTTACATTAAAGATTTTGAATATACTGCTGCTGATATTTTGGTGCAAGACGAAAGAAAATTTGACCTGACTATTGAACAAAACTTCGATTATAGTTTCACAGGTGGAATACAGAAACTCAGAGTATATGATAGGGCGTTCACCTCACCAGAAGTATTACACAATGCACTAATTGAAGTCAAAACCGACCCAACAAAAAACATGTTGGTGAGTAAAGGTGGAAGAATAATTTATAGATAATGGGTAGGTTGCAGGAAATCTATGAAGGTTGGAAGAATTTCACATTCCCAAATCCCACGATTGAGAAAGAAGCGAAAAGAAGAATCGAAATCTGTGTTGGTTGTCCTAAATTAAATGATAGAAATTTTTGTGCATTATGTGGTTGTTATATGCCAGCAAAAGCCAGAAGTCCTAAGTCACATTGTAGAATAAAGAAGTGGTGATTAACGATTTGATGTAATCACATATGTGTCTTGCAACGCAATACCATGAAATTCATCAGTATCCAGACAGAATTTCTTATATGGTGTTAAATAACGGGTTTGGGTATCTTCAACGATTTCAAGTTTACCACTTAAACATGCAATGCATTTGATGTAGTCTCTTTTTTTACGTTCGATTATTGCGCCTTTAGGTAAGAAATAAAATATCGTGATATCTTCTGGTTTATTATCATCAATAATTCGTCTGAATTTAATATCATTAATACAATCATCCCATTCAGTAAAGAATCGAATAATAATACCATCACCAATTTCATGAATAGATGGAAGACCTTTAAGTAATTCAGTTTTTCTCTTACTAATTAACTTGTCAATCTTCTCTAATATTATTTTTTTTTCCTCTGTCATTTTAACAATATGGTATATTTCGTATATTATCTACTTGTTTTAAATCGATTACATAATCACCATGATTTTCAATATTACTTTCACAATATTCCCTAACAAAAAGAGTTTGAATTTTTTCTGGTGCTTTCTCAAATGCTGTAAATTCGATTTCATCACCATTCATAGTATATAAGGTAACAACGATATTATCCCAATCAATATAATCAATCCAATCACCACCAGAAGGTGCTTCTGAATCATCAACACTTGCCCCATAACGTCCAGCATTATAGTCGCTATCCATTGTTATTTCAATCCTATCACCATTAAAACCCAAACTAAAATTAATTGGTTCTTTTGTTTGGTCATATTTATATTTAATATTTAGATTAATCTCGATATTCAAAGAATTTGGGGTTCTAAAAATTGCACCACCAGCATCATCACTAATAACATTGTCCGTAATTTCAACAACAATTTTATCGTTTCTATTCAAAAGACTGTCACAAATAAACTGTTTTTGTAGGTCTTCATTTAATAATAAATCCGTCACCTCTTGTTCCTTAAGGAATTCATCATTACCTAAAAAGTCAAAATTCGATATTTCTTCGTTAATGATTTTGACAAAATCTTTGTTATTCATATGATGTTATTTTTTATAAATACACAAAATATTAGTAAAAAATTATTTTTTATTTGGTAATAAAATGGGGTTGTGGAGTATTTATGTTTGAAAGTCATTGCTTAATTATGTATTAAGTTAGGTCTGAGTAAATCAGGAATGGTTTTTAAATTTTATCGCCAGACAGTGGTTATGTAAAATTTATGACTTGACTAAATTTAGAACAGGTAATTGCACTCTTAAAACGGGTGCAATTATTTTTATGTATATTTTTGTATTTATAATAAATTTGATATTATGAAAAAAGATAGTACAAAAAAAATGCTTTTCGAAGCAATGCATAAAGTAGGTGGAATGCCATTGAATGAAGAAGAGTATTCGGATTATTTGGATACAAATTATAGTGCCGATGGTTTAGAGGATGCAAATGCCGATGAAGATACAAAACAATATATCTACGATTTATATGATGCAGGGAAAAAAGCAATGAATGTTGCAAAAAATGGTAAACTTTATGGTGATGATAATGGTGCTGGTGATAGGAATAAACTAATACAAGTCGCTAATACGTCAAGGCAAATGGCATTAGAAATGGGCGCATCTTTGGGGTGGGGAGAAGCAGAATTACCGCCTTATAATTAAAAAATCAATAATTTTTGTAACATTTTCGATTTTTTTTCGTAGAATGTTTGTATTTATGATTTTAATGCATATATTTGCATTGTATTTAAAAGTTAGTTTTTAGAAAGATGAAAAATTTAGTGAACATACAACCCCAACCGCAACAGCATCCAATTGTTGAATGGGGAAGGTATGCCTGAATTTTTTCGAGAGAAGTTTTAGGTTAAACATGAACCCCATTCGCAAGAGTGGGGTTTTTTTATTAAAAAATTTAAACAATGGGAAAAGAAAAAAGTAAAGAAAAGAAACTGAAGAAGTTGAACGACCAATTGAAAAGTCATTCAGATAATCCGAGAATGGTAGCAAATCTGAAGGCAAGAATCTTGACCGTTAGTAAGGGTAAATAAATTGTACGGGGTGTAGCGCAGTTGGTAGCGTATCTGGTTTGGGACCAGAGGGTCGTGGGTTCGAGTCCCGCTACCCCGACAAACAACAGGGAGTGAGCGAGTGGTTGAAGCTACTGGTCTTGGAAGCCAGTGAGGGCACAAAGGCGTTGTCTTCCGTGGGTTCGAACCCCACCTCCCTGACAAATGGTGGCTGTAGCTCAATTGGTAGAGCACCAGATTGTGGTTCTGGACGTTGCGGGTTCGAGTCCCGTCAGTCACCCAAAGTATCGTGTGAAAACACGATAAAATGAAAATATCGTGTCTGGATAGCATAAAATGAAAATATGCATTAATTACACGATATTATACCCGAACAGGTATAAAAGGGTCAAAATTGACTTAATTATACCCGAACGGGATTATTCGAGTAGTAGCGAAGTTGGTATCGTGCTGCATTTGGGATGCAGAGACCGCAGGTTCGAGTCCTGCCTATTCGACTGTGTTAGTTGCAGATGTTGGTAGTCTGTGCGTGACTGTGAATCACGTATACGGGGGTTCGATTCCCCTCTAACACCCAAAATACATGATAAAATAAAGTGATACTTTAGATTATCATGGAAAAACGTGATATTGTCTCGTGGTGTAATGGCAACACAACTCCCTCTGAAGGAGAAAAGTAGGGGTTCGACTCCCTTCGAGACAACAAATTGTCCTCTGGCAGAACGGCTATTGCATCGCCCTTTGAAGGCGACACCGAAAGGTTTGTGGGTTCGAATCCCACGGGGACATCTAAATGGGGGTGTAGCTTAACAAAAAAAGTGTACACTTGAAAGTGCTGCCATTGGAGGCAGAGATGTAGGTGGAAACCCTACCATCCCACCATTGTCCTCTGGTGTAATTGGCAACACGTCTGATTTTGGTTCAGAAGAGTGCAAGTTCGAGCCTTGCGGGGACAACTATTTGTAACATTTCTTGTTATTCTTCGTATAATGAATTACATTTGCATAAAAGATTTATTATGAACGCAGAAGAATTACTTTTATATTTTAAGGAATGTGTTGAAAAATTGGATATTCAAGAGTTTGAACCAATTATCACACCAACCATGTATGACCCAACAGAGTTGCAGCATGATGTAACTATTGTTATTATGGAAAAAGTTGAGGGTGGTACTATACCGAGATTCAGTATAAATGTTAAAGATTTGGAAGGAATTCGAAACTTAAGAAGAATAGGATTATGAGCAAACTAAGAGTAGGACACAAAGAAAATTCATTCCTGAATGGTGAATGGGCGGGACACGTTAGAAAATGGGGTAAGAAGTGGACTGCTAAAATCCGTAGAAACGTAGATAAGAAAGTAATAAAAAAAGAAACCAATGAGTTATAAATTATTCCTTGATGATGTCAGGAGACCAGAAACCACGTTTCATTACATGGGACTTCAGGTTTTCAACGAACCCGATTGGATTATCGTCAGGAATTATTATGCTTTTATTTCACTTGTTCAAACAAAAGGTTTACCCGAATTAATTGCTTTCGACCATGACCTTGCTGATGAACATTATAAGCAACAGGATTTTGACTACGACAGGGAAGATTACGAAAAAACTGGATATCATTGTGCCAAGTGGCTTATTGATTATTGCATGGACAATAATAAAGAACTCCCGAAAGAAATCATCATACACTCTATGAATCCTTACGGGAGTCGAAATATCAAATCATTGTTTGATACTTATATTAAGGTCTATAATCTCAAACACACACCAATTCAAATCCTTGCCAGTCATCTAAGATAAATCTATCTTAAGACAATTATCTCTTAGATTTGCCTGTAGAACTTCCACTTGAACTCCTGCTTACACTTCCACTTGAACTTCTACCTACACTTCCACTTGAAACGCTTCTTGAAGGCGTACTATAACTTCTACTTGACTGAGTTGCTGGTTTTGAATAACTTTGACTTCTCTGTGGTGTAGAATAAGTACGTGATTGAGTACGTACAGGTGTACGTGTAACTGTGCTTCTTTGAGCATTTGAAGATGGTCTTGTTATAATGTTTCTGTTTTGAGTACTTTGCTGTACACCTCTACTTTCAGGTCTGGTTGTAGTAGTTATTCTGTTTCGATTTACATTACTGTTATTATATTGTGGACGTGTAGCCATTCTCGGATTACTATACGATGGTGTATAGGTTCTATTGCTTTGATTATATGTTGGCTTATTCTGTCTTTGAGTATTTACAGCTTGTCTGGTTTCTTGTGGTCGAGTTGCCACAACATTCTTCTTGCTTGCTGTTGGTGCACTCAGGTATCCTTCACGATATGTATTATTGTATTGTTGATAATAGTTTCTATTGCGACCTAAAGCACTTGAAGCAGCATATCGCTGTCCATGTGGTTGGCTGTAAGACCTATTATAATATGTGTTATGTCCCCAATAACCGTAATAAGACCTATTATAATATGGGTTGTAACCCCAATAATTATAGCTATTATATGGATAATACCAATCATTATAGTAGAATGGGTCATAATAACCATAATATGGTTGATAATATGGACTCCATAAGTAGCCAAATGTCAATGAAAAACGGAGATTTGGCTGGTTATAATCACTGTAATAATTGTTAATTACAACAGGTTCAGCATCTTGTTCGACAACGATGTAAACCGTATCAGTTTTTGTTGTGTCGGGTTCACCAAATCTTTCTCTGTCTTTCTGTATACGATATTTTTCGTAGTTGCTGAGTTTTCTTATAGTGTCTTGAGGATATACAAATACCTGTGGCAATAAATTAGCATTCTCATAGAGATAACGCATTAATTCACGTTCACTCATTTCCTCAAAATTAACATCATCGAAATTAGAAACAATTGCTTCTCCTTCATATACCAATTTTGTTGGTCTTTCTTTTGCAAATACTGAGAAAGATAACAGTAATGTGAGTGTTAGTAATAATAGTTTTTTCATAGTGTATGTGTTTCTTAATTAAAAGCAATATATGTGCCAGAGTTCATTAAAATTAATAATTTAACAATTATTAATGTTTATACATCACCCAATCATTACCATCAATCTCGTATGTTATATCATTGTGTTCAGAACAGAATTCATCAACTGCTTGTTTAACTGGTTCGAACGTATAATAATCTATAATCATCACACCACCTTTTCTAAGTTTTGGGAAAAAGTTATCTAAATCTGCTTTAGTTCCTTCATATCTATGGTCACCATCCACATAAACTAAATCGATTGATTCGTCTTCAAATCTTTTATATGCAATAATAGATGATTCACTTATTACATCAATATCATCTAACATATCACATGCTCTCATATTCTCTTCAAATACCCTGTAGACATTCCCACCTAACTTCTTAGCAATTTCTCCTACAGGGAGACCTTCAGTTCCCTTCCATGTGTCTATGACATAGAATTTAATCTGCTTCTTTTCTTCTTTAATTTTCTGCACCATGTATGCAGTTCCTTTTCCGAACCAAGCACCAATTTCTACAAACACACCAGAGTCAAATCCTTTTAAGATTAAGTCGAATTTCTTTTCAAATTTGAACCAACCCGTTATATTTTTATATGTTTGTTGCATTTCGTTTATAAATACATGGTAATACTTTTAGCATGGAAAAAGTATTTATGAAAAATCTGATGTTGTGAAAAAAGATAATAGACAAAGACTTTTTGAAATGATGAATAAAGTTGGTGGTATGACACTAACAGAATTCAGTACAGAATCAAAATATGATTACGAAAATAAATATCAGAATTTAATTGAATTCATTGGTGAATCACAAGGATATAACAATTTTTTACACACAACTAAAACCGAAGAAAATACCAAATCAATATGTCAAAATGGTTTTCGATTTGAACTATTCCAAAAGACAACCGATTATGTTGGTAACGTTGCTGCCTTAGTATATATGTTATCTATTAGACAACCATATGGAAATTTCACTATTATTATTCAAATAAGCAGTAGTATTCGTGATTATGAATCCATAAGTGAAATGACAACTGATGATGAGGGTAATGAAATATTCATTCTCCCACCACAATATGTTAAAGGATATTATAATAGAACCACAAGAGAAATATTTCCAAACCCATTATTTAAAAAATAATGTAGATTTATTCTAAATAATAACTTTTTTTAAAAATAGTTTGCATTTAATGTAACATTTTATACCTTTGCTTCGTATTTAGAAGAAACAAATAGTTTTATAACAATTTAAAAATTTGAAACGATGAAAAATTTACTCGACATATTAATGGTAGCCTTAGTTGCAGTCCTATGGGCAGCAGATGAGGATAGATTATATTCAGTCGGGTAATTTAGATATTACACACTCCTTTCTTACAAAAGAAACCCGACTGATGAAAATTGGTCGGGTTTTTTGTGTTTGGGTGTGTAGGTTCTTTGACATGTTGGAATTTGGTGCGTTAGTTCAGTTGGTTAGAATACCTGCCTGTCACGCAGGGGGTCGTGGGTTCGAGTCCCATACGCACCGCTTTTTTACCGTCTTATGTGCTCGACTGGCGTGCGGGAATTAGACTGTCACTCTTCTAAAACGAGGGTTCGAATCCCTCTGGGACGGCAAAAATGCTCTGTTTACGGTCAATACTTAGAGGGTATTGGGTACGAAGATACACGGGTTAGTGCAAAAAACACATCTGCCTTAAATAAGCAGGAAACTGTGGCATGAAAAAGCCATCATCCGTAACAAGTAGCAGAGCATTTACCTTATATTTACTGTTATAGCGGTAAAAATGTATTAAAAAGTGTCATATATGATACTTTTGTACCATTATAATGGTTATTTTACTGCTAAAACAGTAAAAAGTGCCATATATGATACTTTTTAACCATTATAATGTGATTTTCATGATATTTAATGCTGCGGTAGGCAAATTGGCAAGTCGTCAGACCTTCAATCTGATAATTGCGGGTTCGAGTCCCGTCCGCAGTACGAGGTTCGGTATGAAATAGAAGGTTTACGAGATTTGTTCATATCGAGGTTTAGTGATTCCAAGAGCGTCCGCTTAAAAAATCTCGCCATGCTCGGTTCGTCTAACGGTTAGGACGCAAGGTTTTCATCCTTGCAATAGGGGTTCGATTCCCCTACCGAGTACAAAATGCTTAACGTATTAAGTGATTTTAAATAAAAAATGCTGAATGCATTAAGCAAAATGTTGCATATTATCCCCAGAATACCTATATTTGGGGAAAATATGCCACATTATGAAAATATTAGTTTTAGGTGACGGATTATTGGGTTCAGAAATAATCAAACAAACAGGCTGGGAATATTTATCAGCAAAAAAAGACGGAATTGATGTCGTGAAAGACTTTGATGATTTGGAAGACAAAATTATGGATATCAACCCAGATGTTGTTGTAAATTGTATTGGATGGACAGACACATACTCAAAAGAAAGACAAAAACATTGGGAAATTAATTATGAATTTGTCGCAAATCTTGCAAGTTTATGCGACACGGAATCCATGAAATTAGTCCATATATCAACGGATTACATCTACGCAAATAGCGAAGGGGGGTCGGCAAAAAAAGAGACTGATGTTCCAGTTCATCAAAAAACTTGGTATACATATACAAAGTTACTTTCGGATGCACATGTTCAATTACGTGTATCAGATTATCTGATGGTTAGATGTAGTTTCAAACCCAAACCATTTCCTTATGAAAAAGCGTTTGGAAACGTTAAAGGAAATTTTGATTACGTTGATGTAATCGCTGGTCAGATAATCGACTTAATAAATGAAGAACGAACTGGTGTATGGAATATCGGGACTGAGTTCAAATCGATTTATCAACTCGCAGTTCAAACAGTTCCAGATATCGGTAATTGGTACAGTGACAAATTGCCGACAATTGAAATGGATTTAAGTAAATTTAATAATAGAAAATGAGTATCAAAATATTAGACGAACTTATTGAAGAATATGGTGATGAAGAATTAATTAAGAATTATCGTGAATATAGCGATAGACTGGATAAAGCACCAGCACCATGTTCATTCATAATATGTTCAGCAGAACTCGCAGAAGTTCTCAATTCGCTTCCTTAACTCAGTCTGGGAGAGTGTCTGTATTACAAACAGAAAGTCGTAGGTTCAAACCCTACAGGAAGTACAACTAATTGCAATGGTTCTTAACGGGTTCGATTCCCGCTCGTCAGGAGTAATTACCTAACGGGATGGTGTGAAGTGGCACGGCACAAACGCTCCTTTAGCTCAGTTGGTTCAGAGCATTTGCCTTACAAGCAAGGGGTCGTAGGTTCGAATCCTACAGGGAGCACAAGAATCGATGGATATTTGCCAATATCGGTATATAAGCCTATAAAATACATTTATCGGCTTGTGAGCCTATAAACTTATCCATCGGTTCAAAGGAATCCCCTCTCATGGTGGAATTGGTAGACACGCATGTCTTAGGAACATGTGCCGTAAGGTGTGTCGGTTCGAGTCCGACTGAGAGGACAATAGCATGGGGATGTGCTGGAATGGTATACAGGGCGGTTTGAGAGACCGTTGCTCGAAAGGGCGTAGGGGTTCGACTCCCCTCATCCTCACAAGCGAGAAACTGTGGGGTTGATGTTCCTCCCATTAAGGAATGTCCTCTAAGATATACCGTGCACAGGTAGTTTTAGGGTCTCGCAACCAATAATGGGGTATGTGTTAAGTCTTTAAGTCGGGTTCATGACCGAAGTAGGTTAAAATCCTGCCATATTCCACCATGCGGACGTAGCCGAACTGGTATAGGCAACGGTCTCAGACACCGTAATTTGTGGGTTCGAATCCCACCATCCGTACCACATGGGGCATTAGCTCAGTTGGCTTAGAGCACCTGCCTTGCACGCAGGGGGTCAAGGGTTCGACTCCCTTATGCTCCACGATAGGGGAGACTTTTAGGATTTTATAGGACTCAGTGAGAGATAAGCATAAAAATCCAACACGGGGCAGTGGTGACAACGGCTAACACGGTAGGTTTGCAACCTGTAGATGAGGGTTCGATTCCCTTCTGCTCCACCAAACAATGGGTTTAACATAGTGGCGAGTGTTGACCGTAAGTCCTGCGTGGCTGGTAACGGTGGTTCGATTCCATCAGCCTGTTGTTTAAATGGCACTGTACTCCAACTGGTAGAGGGGGCAGACTTAAAACCTGTAAAGTGTGGGTTCGAATCCCACCAGTGCTACTTAGTTGTCTGGATATTCCAGACAGTATTTATAATAAATTAAAATATGCCATCAACAATCTTATTTTCACTTATGGTATCGGTTTTCGTGTCATACGTGTTATTTATTTGGATAAAGTACGGAATTCAAAAAAGTATTTCCGAAAGCTATTACGTGCTTCAAAAAGAAAAAAAAGGTTTTTTATTTATTTTATTTACTTGGTTATTTGCATTTCCCGCAATGATATTAGGTGATAGTTATCTCATGACACTTGCTGGTGGTGGAATAGTGTTTGTGGGTGCAGCAGCAGCCATGCATAAGTTTCCAACAAGAGCAGTTCATATGATAGGTGCAGTTGGTGGAATGATTCTGGCTTGTCTTGCAATGATAGTTCAATATCATATGTGGTACATGACAGTGGGAGTAGCTGTACTTATTTTACTTTCATTGCTTCTGGATAAAAAACATTTTATGTGGTGGGCAGAACTTATAATTTTCACCGCAATCAGTATTGTATTAGGCATCTCAATATTTTAAAATCGTCTGGAATCTCCAGACAACACACATCGGTAGTTCAGTTGGTAGAATAGTGGTCTCCAAAACCAAAGGTCGGGAGTTCGAGTCTCTCTCGGTGTGCAACATGTGTCTGTCGTCCAATGGCTAAGATAATGGCTTCCAAACCCAAAGATGAGGGTTCGACTCCTTCCAGACATGCAAATGAAGTAGTGGTAAAAATCGCAGGTGCGTGCCACAGGTTGGCGTTCAGTCCAAATGAACTAAGTGTACAATCACCACTGAGGGCAGAAGTGTTCCCAAGAGCAATATCAGTTAGTGGCATGTCACTACTTCAGAAAATCAGATATTTTTGTAACATTCCTTGTTTTTCTTCGTATAAATATCTACTTTAGCGGAACTATTTATAATAAAATAAATATTAATGTATATTATCAGTAAACATAAGGATTATTATGATGGTGTTGTCGGCAGTGTTGGCATGGATAAAACACTTGTGTATGAACGCAATCTGATTGAAATCGAAAACCAACGAGAAATGCCGAAGGAGTTTCATGGTAATTTTGGATGGAGTAGAAATTATGATAACCATTTTTTAAATCTTGGTTATAGTGATACTGAAAGACATTGTAAAAAATATGAGAAAGCCAAATTCTTTCTTATTGGATTCTGTGGAAAACTTTATTTGGGTTGGAGACTCTTATATTCTGTGGAAGAATTCGATGTAGAAAAAGGGGCGATGACCAAAGTACCGAAAGTCGATATTATCTATGGATATGAAAATGTTAAAGATTTTATTAGAGGGGGATTTTGGAGACATAATTTTAAAGATGATGTCGAATACGTATTAAATTACGACCCAATTAATATGTTCAGGGAAATAAATGCACCAGTTTTTGTTTACGATAATGATGCAGTTATAAAACGTGGTGATTATGGTCGTCAATTAAATTCGGGAATATTCATCGTCAATCCGATATTAAAGGATTTTGAGTTTTATAAAGTAGTTGACACATTTCAAGCATTTCAGGAAATCAGCATGTTTCTTGGTGGAGTACTTGGTAGGGGAGAAAAGGAAATTGTAGAAGTAAGCGACAAAAATAAAATCACTCAACACGGATTTGATTATAAATGGAGTTTTAGAAAAGAACCAGAAAATAAGAAATAATGTCAGATAATACATTTCACATATTAAGTATAATACTTATCGCAATGATAATTATTAATCCATTTGAACGAATGTTTTGGAAATGGATTGTAAAAAAAAGAAAAAAAAACGGTTAACTCTAAATATTATCAAACCATTGAAGTTAAAGGAACTACTGAACCTAAAGAATTAACGGAAGAAGAATTCAAACGTGGTGAACAAGGTATAGTTTGGATGGACAATAAAACAGGTAAATTAGTGTTTAAAAATAAATAAATTATGGCAGCAGAATCACACGAAGAAATGGTAAGAAGGTTGATTACGCAACGACAAAGTTGTGCACAAATAAGACCTAATGCATATAGTTGCGCACAAAGTTACGAATCACATACTTTTGAACCCAGAAAAAAAACTGATGAAGAAATTGCTATTAATGTTTTGACTGAAGAAAACGCAAAACTAAAAGAACAATATGCTGATTTGGTGAAAAAGACAACCATATTGGTTAAAGAATATCGAAGATTAGAAGAAGAAAACAAAGTCTTTAAACAGAAAAAAGCAAAACAAGATTCTGTTAAAGAAGCATTTAATGGCGTTGGAAAGGCTGCTCGTGATGTCTGGGATAAAATCATTTTATGGTTTAATACTTAATGAATGGAAGAAACAATAGAAAAAATTGACATAATACCAGCAGTATTCGTAAAATATAGAGAAGATGGAAATGTTCTTTTGAAATGTTTACAAGGTGAAGAAACAGTAGATAGGGCATTTGAACCCAAAATGTTCAAAGGAATTGAAAATCCTAAGTATTTACTTCTTGGAGTTATAACAGGTGGAAATACAATGAGACTCACAATATGTGATGGTAGTGAATTTGAAAAGTTATATAAAAAACATTGGAACGTTCTTTTAAAATAATGGGGGTGCTTGGTATTGACAGCACGACAGAGTGGTATAGTAAGCAAGTAGTAGTTGAATCGGACTACTTTAAAAAGGTTCAAAACAATAAATGCAGAAGACATAATGTCTATTCCAACTTCTCTAACGAGAGGTAATGTAGTATTCGCAAGAAACGCTGAACTTGCAATCGCAGCATAGGAAGCAGAAAAAACAGCAAAGAACCCCTTTTTCGGTAGGGTAAACCGAATCTATAATTCGGCAGCATAGGCTAAAAAGTGTCGATAATTTGGAAAGTTAGAAAACTTTATCCTAAACTTGTAGAAAACGTATTAGTCTCGTGTTTGGACGGGGGTTCGACTCCCCCCACCTCCACCAAATTAACATTTAAAACTGAAGTGATGGACATTAAAGCATTGGAGGCGTATCTCGACTCGCCAGAAGGAAAAGCAAAAACTGAAGAATTTTTCAACGAACTCGCTGAAAAACAAAAACTGAAAGAAGCCAGATATTTGCGTTTCGAGAAATGGTTGGAAACCAATGATTTCGACAAACTCATGTATCGGTTGATTCTGGAACACGGTGATGAGTGGCGTGAAAAATGTTGGCATAAGGGTTATGAAGTCTATTCGAACAACAAATTAAGATTTGTTACCTCATATGTGTTTGATAATCTCGCACCAATTAGTGTTCCTAAACTCGAAAACATGTTCCCTACAGAAATTAGGTTCTTCAAGGGATATTATTTCAGAATAATGCACGGACAGGGTTCGGTATTTGATTTATATAATGGTGATGATTTTAAACATTTATTAAGCGCATGAAAGCATATTATAAATTAGTAAGAGATAAGATTCCAGACATCATTAAAGCTGATAATGGTAAGTGTAAATTTCATATCGCCAAAAAAGATGAATTCGAAATCCTGTTATTTGCTAAACTACGTGAAGAAATGGATGAATTAATGGGAAATGTTTGTGCTGAAGAAATTGCTGATTTACTTGAAGTAATTGAGGCTGTTGCAAGATTAAAAGGAATTACTCTTGATGAAATTAAGCAATATAAAATAGATAAAAAAGCCGTTAATGGTGGGTTCAGTAAAAAAATTGTGTTAGAAGTTGCAACGGAGAAACAATAATGGCGGGATGGTGGAATTGGTAGACACGCTGGACTTAAAATCCAGTGGGCAGTAATGTCCGTGTGGGTTCGAGTCCCATTCCCGCTACCAAAATTAAGGTTATGGATATTGAAAAGAAAATAAGGGTTGCTGTAAGAAAAGAAATTCGTCAGGATTGTCGCAAAGAAGCACTGGAAATACTCAGACTTTGTGATGAAAAAGACCGTCAGGACTTTCTCAAGTATTATGATGAAGACAAAGGCAATATTTGCT